TAGTTTCTACCAGTATGATCTACACAGGTGATGTGAACTAATTTACCACCTAATGCGTCTGCTATTTCATGTAACTTACTCCAAGGAATTTGCTTTTCAGTCATTACTCTCCTCTATCCACTTATCTATTTGATCTTGAGTAGGAACAATGATTCGGAAGGCAAGACCTTCCTCCTCAAACTCCTCATTCATTTTTTCATAAGTTTCAGGTGTGATTTTTTCAGACATTATATTGGTCCCACAACTTACGGATGTTTTGAGTAATAGACATTCCACCAATATAAGTCTCTAAAAGTCCTCCATCCGAATCAGCAATAATAAGAACAGGAGTAGCTTTTATGCTGTACTTTTTAGCGAGTGCAAGATTTTCTTCAGGAATTGCATGATTACTAAAATCCTCAAGATCAATCTCTTCAATAATACTCTCGCGTGGATCTTTGAGAGCAGTGATATATTTCTTGACCAGACCACACGGTCCGCAAGATTCTTTTGTGAACATCAAAAACTTAGTCACGTTGCCTCCAATCATCAGGTTTATCACGTTGAAACCAGTCAACAATTTCATCAGCACCATCAAACCCCGTTCTGTGATTGGATGGGTCGGGGTCTCCTAATCCCATCCTATTCAGAAAATCATCGGTGCTTCCTTCTTCAATACCATTAGACTGACGACGTGCTTTCTTAAGCATTTCGCGAGCAGAAGTATTTGCCTTGGACAGTTTTTCTGCCCAGATCATGTCGTCAAGTTTTACCTCTTCTCCATTAGCAATACATTTACAAATAAATTCCAACCGAAGTCGGTATTGCGTAGATAACATAAGTTTGACACAATCTGTAGATATTTATCCGAACTCTTGATTTCTTCTACCGTCAAGGTATTCAATAATTTCAGAACGCCACTCCATCAACTCATGATAACATTCCTGATTATGAGCGCATTGGCGCAGTTGATGGTCTGGCTTCAACACACTTTCGTAGAAGAGACCAAGAGCATCACGACGTTTTTCGCTTTTTTCGGACATTAGAACTCCTGGGTTTACGTTTCTGGGTTTTGAGTTGATTGTTGATGAAGTCAACTGACTGTTTGTATGTATTAAGAGTTGTGACTTGACTTCCTTGATGTATGATAACATACTTTTTGGTGTTGCCAAGTGGAACTGCTGCCCACATACCATCCTTCGTAACATAACCCAATGGATTTTTGGGTTTAGGATCAAGAATAGATGGGAAGGGGATGAAGGGTTTTAGAAAGTTGCTCAAAATACTGCGGTGACACTAACAACGGTGGCACCAGGGTTCCGTGCCAGTGCTACTTGCTTGGCATCTTCATAGTCAGTTGCGATGACAATTTCATCAAAGACTTTGCCTGCTTTGAAGAGTTGAACTTTGACTTTCATGGTTAGCGACGGATAGTAGAGATGGCGGGTTGACCCTGTTCAAATACAGTGTCTACGACCGCCTGGACGGACCTGGCGGTGCCTATGCCCACTTTATCATAGACAGGCACACAAACCAAGCCAAAGGTCTTGTGACGGTCTCCTAAGCGGATCACACGACCAATAGACTGACTGATACCAATGCAGTCCATGTTACGCATGAAGAGCACTGCTTCCAGACCGTTGACATTGATGCCCTCAGACAGGATAGAATGGTGGATTACCACGAAACGCTTCTCAGGGTCTTTGCCCCAAGCGTTGAGTGTCTTGAAGAACTCATCCCTGTCAACCTTGACACCATCAATAAAAGCACCAGTCTTAGACGTGATGTAGAGACAAGAGTATCCACGCTCACGCAGTTGATGGTAGAAGTCTGACTCTGCCAGGAGTTTGACAATCTGACGTGTTGACCTAGCAGCAATCAGAATTTTATTCAAAGAGTTGCCATCAATCGTATCCAGCAAGTTCTGGCAGTCAGACTGTTTGAAGTCACCCTGAGGCAGTTCCGTGATGGAGACCTTAGGTGGGAGAATATAACCTTCCTCAACCAGTTTAGGTGCAGGCACATTACAAATCACCTGACCGTAGACTTCACCATCATTCATCCCAGGTTTGAAGATGCTGACAGAGTGCTTAGGAGTGGCAGTGAAAAAGTAGCAACGCTCAGCATCATTGCTGAAGTGCTCAGTGGCAGGAAAGAAGTTGCGCTTTACAGAGTTGTGTGCCTCATCAAAGTAGATGGTGTGAGCATTGATACCAGATTCCTGAACCCTGTGAAGAGAGTGGTAGGTGGTAAAAATCAGTTGCTTACGATATGCCTGATCGCTCCACCGTTTGATGTAAGAAGACTTGGTGCTGCTAAAATGCTCAGTCTCACCACTATGAACGTGGAGAACAGCAGCATCTTCAATGTGCTCCAAGAACTCAGAGCACAACTGTTGTGCCAACAGGATACGAGGAGCAACAACAACGATGATGCCAGCATCATGAACAGCAAAGTGATCCAGTGCATCCTGTATCATGCACATGGTCTTACCACCACCTGTAGGGATGATGACTTGACCTTTGTTGTGCTTCAACATCGCATCACATGCTTGACGCTGATGGGGACGAAGGGTGATGGTCATTGGGTTTGGTGTCTTGCAGATATTATAGCACGCTTCTACCGATGAACTCTATTGTGTTTTGAGCTCATGATGTTCCCATCAACCGCGACAAGGCAGAGTCTAAGGTCTTTTGGGACTTTTGTCAAGGGTGCTTGTTTCCAAAGAAAGATGTGATAGAATATCTGCCATGCCCTTCAAAGTAATCGGAGTCTTTTATTGACACTTCACTCACACCATGTTCTACCCAACCAGGCATCATAATCAAAGAATTGTTAGGACAATCAAAACTGTAATTGTATTTTGGAAAGATCAATTCACCACCACTAAAAACCTTTGGTTCTTTGTGAAAGTATGAAAATGCCAAAAATTGCATGGATCTGTCAGTGTGTGGTTCATAGTATTCACCATCATGGTAATATCTGACTTTAGTGCAATCCCAATCAGATTTTTTAGCAATAGAGCAGCAATCATGTATTTCAGAAAACAAATCCAAAACAGAACTATCAAACACTTTCCTGTTGACAGTTAGAATGTTTGATAATTTTCTATGTTTATCTACATAAATGTCATCTAGTAGCAACGCATGTGAATTAGTTCTATCAACTACTCCACCAAAATCTTTTGCTTCTAAAAATTTCCCAGGTTTAGTATAAAAATCTAGTTCTTCCCAAATTAAATCTAGTTCATGTCTGTTGTAAAAATTATGAAAAATTACATGAGGGAATGGGTCAGAAAATACTTCGGCTTCAATATTTTCCATCATAATCTAGTAAATAAACCAAGACATCCACCATTTAGTTGAACATCATAATCTTTAGTTTCTAGTTTTGCATAATCCCATCTACTCAATTTCTTCCGATTCACAACAGGATTGCCGTCAAAACATATCAACCAACTCATATCATCGCCAGTAAAAGATTCCGTAACTAATCTTCCATCCCAATCATGTTCTGGTTTTAGTGGATTAAATCCTACAATGTGAAAGTCTTCTGATCCATAATAAATTCTCTGTTTGTAGAGGTATTCTTTTGTGTTTACCAATACAAAAGGTCCATCCTCAAGATACTCTGATTCATATGGAGCACCTAATTTACCACTACCTTTTAATAAGATATGGAAAATAGTAGAGTTGTCAGGATACCCATCTAAAAAGTAATCACCAGCATCACCAATTTCTGAGCATATTGTAAACTCCTCACACTTTTTGAAAAATCTTTTTATAGTCACAAATCAATCCTCCTCATTTTAATTGGATATCTAGGTCTAGAAAAATACTTACCCTCTCTAACTTTACCTACAAGATCATTCAAATCTGATTCATCATCAGAGATAGGTTTTGAAACATTGTATGGATTTGTCGGTCGCTTATCTATTTGTTTCTCAACGATATTCAATCCATATTTTCTAATAAGAGAGTCTGAGAAAAGGTCTAGATCACTCATTTCTAATTCATCACAATTTATAGAGTACATTTTGTAATCATCTATAGGAGAGTTTGACTTTTCATCGCAGAACTTCACTTCAATCCTATTTTCTTCAGGATAATATGCGACTATTTTAAATATTATTTTCATAAGTTTTAAACATTTTCCAATATTTGGGATTGATATATCCTGAGGAATAATCTAATACCTCTGGTTTATATACAAGAGTAATATCACCGACTATTGCCAATCTTTCACCTTCATAAGAATTTCCATGTGAATCTGTGCAATGTCTGAGTGTACTTGGAAATAGTATTATATTTCCTTCTCTTGGATGAAGGAAGAATGTTGATGAATTAACCTCATTGAATTCTTCTAATCCATGTTTGTAGTCACTTACATTTAGTCCGGGGAATAAACTGTTACTGTTACTTGGATTTAGGAACTTAATTGCTTGGCAATTTTCTGGTGCATTTAGATAGTATGAAAATGAAATGTGACTTGTTGAATGATTGTGCCACTTAAGATTATCTGATGCACCTCTTGCTCTAGACAACCATGTCTTTGTAATTACAACGTCAAATATTTTTTTATACTTCAATATGTCATAAATGTAATTTTCAACATGAGACACTATATCTATGAACAAAGGTTCAAGACTTTCTTCTAAGTGTATGAGTGGATTACCAATGTTTTCACTGGTGGTATTGTGCCAGTCATCTTCCTCATAATCAAACTTAGAGTAAACTTTGTAAAAATTATTTTTATGATCTTGATGATTGTCAAGATCACCAAGATATATTGTTGTAGGAAATATGTTAATTGACTGGTACATGTCTATTCCACGGATTTACAAGCATTGATATTCTATCTCCGGTAAAATCTTCAACATAATGTGAGACTCCAGGAGCAAATATCACCATTCTATTTGTTTTTGGTGTTATTATATCATTTTCTACACACAACCTCCCACCAAATAAATTTTCAACATGGCAGTAATATACGATTGAACATAATGGAAACTTCAATATCCCACTATCAAATAGCTTTTCATCTTTATCTTGATGCCAACTTGATGGTTTAGTATTGATGCGAGTCCAGAACTCATAACCCACTGATGAAGATACATCGTAAAATTGACCTGCAATGTTAATCATTGACAAACAAAAGTGATCGTAAAGATGACTATCACCCATCTCATAAAAAAATGTGTCTCTCGTTGACTCATCAAGAGATTTGTAAATCTCAGAAACAGATTTAGAATCTAAAACATCATCTATAATAACACTAGTTGGACTCATCTTGTATGATTCCCCATGATGTTGCTATGTATTTTGTTGCACCTAGAGGAGGATTTCCTCTATGTGTATGTGTGAATGAAGCAGGAAACATGATAATATCTCCTGCAATCGCCTCTTCTCTTCTTTGTTGATATAAAAATTCTGTCTCACCACCCTCAAACTCATCATTCAAATATAATTGAACGACAAATTGTCTTGGTGCAACAGATAGAGCACCATTTTCATAATGCCACGCATGAAATCCTCCTCCTGGAGGTATTTTTTTCAGTTTCAGATCATGTAAAAGAAATTTTCTCTGACCCAAAACACTAAAAGTTTGTAGATATTCTTCCAAACAAGGTTTGAACCCTGGAAATATCATTGTGGATAATTTACTTGATGCTACAAAGTTATAGTCGTGCGTGACATTTACTGTTTTATGATCTTCCTTATGCAGACTATCCCTATCGTAGGATAGAATGTGATTGTTTTCAAAAAATTCAATGTAATTTATTATCTCCTTACATTCTTCTTTTGAAAATGCACCACGATACCTTCGTATCAGATCAAACTCATGTGCCATAATAAAGGTTTAGGTATTTTATTTAGTTGACCCCCGTAGCAGTTGTGGATCCTCTAATTGTGCCATTATTTACTACAGATATTGTAATTCCACCACTCTCTCTTCTTATAGCAGCACCATCTCCACCTCCAGCTCCACCACTGCTCCCAGAACCTTCTCCACCTTCACTACTACCGCCATTGTTAGCAGATTCACCATCGCTTCCACCTTGACCGCCAGCGCCGCCGACTGCTTCATTGTCATTATTACCTCCACCACCACCAGCTCCTGCACTATTCAATCCACCATCGCCGCCATTTCCTCCATCTCTACCTTCTGTTCCACCTACACCACCTTCACCTGCTGGGAAACCGGCACCACCACCGCCGCCACCCCCTGAGGCAGATCTTGAGCTATTTTTGTCATAGTCAAATGCACCAGCACCGCCGCCACCGCCGCCGAATCCGGCAGAAATTGTTCCACTATTACTAATTACTGTGGTTCCATCTGAAGATTCGTGCTCAATGCCCAATCCACTATTTCCATTACTTCCCGCTTCTCCACCACCAGCACCACTAGATCCATTACCACCATCACCACCAGCACCACCAATATAACCACTACCTCCAACATCAACTCTCAACAAACAATCAGAACCATATTCCCCAGTTCTAAGTGCAACTTTTGTTGTATCATTATCACGTACAGATTGAAATCCCTTATTGACATTAATAATAACTTTAATGCCAGACGGAGGACTTGGTTGAGTCCTAAAACCTCCAATAACATTCACCTGACTACCATTATACTTTGATCTGGCACTTGATCTTGTTTCCGTACCACCAGAATAGCAATCAACAACTACATTCAATCTTCTACCATAAAAATCACTGAATTTTATCTCACCTGACTGAGGAATAGTAAGGTCTAAAGGTAAGTTTGAGAGAGAACCATGGTTTTCAGACACACGGAAAGCTCCCAAATTGTTATTGGGAGGAGTTCCAAACTCATTAGTAATGTCACTAAAGTTGAGTTGACCAGAAGATTGTAGTGTCATATGTTATTAGAAGCAATCGTTCCAGGATGAACCATCCCAAACTTGAAGTTTGTTAGTAGTTGTGTTGTAAACCATTGCACCTGCCTCATCAGAACTGAGTGCATTGCCATCAGTATCTCTTAAAGCATTTCGTTGAGTTGTTGTCACTCTAGGTGGAATCATGTATGCAATAGTTGCTCTTGATGCAGCATCATAAGCATCAACAACACTTGACATATCAACAGCACATTTTGCAGTTGTTGTTGGTCCAACAACTAAACCATGTTGTGCCTGAACATCCCCTCTTACATCAAGTTCAATATTGCTGATTATTCTATCAGTTTTTATACCAACATTTCCATTTTCATCAATTTTGAATATATTCTGAGGTGTATTACCCAAATTTACTCGGTCTGTAGTAGAGACACCACTGGTGTTAATTGTGCTAGTGACCCTTAACTTAGTGAAGGTGGAAATACCTGATGCAGCATTTACATTACCAGTGACGTTTCCAGATAAGTTGGAAGAGATAGAATCAATTATTAAATTGCCTTCAATAGTAACATCAGCATCAAAGTGTGCATTATTGGTGAACGTAGAAATTCCAGAAACGTGCAACTTATGTGATGGATTTGTAATGCCTATACCTAAGTTTCCACCATAGGTAAGTGACATCAATCTGGCAGTATTTTTTCTTCTATGCCAATGGAAGTCACCCGTTCCTACACCAGCAGTCCCTGCCTCAAGATAGAAGTTGACATTACCAGTATCATAGTTAATGACATCTAAAGATTTAGATGAACTATATGGGAACGCTCCTGATGCATTTCCAAATCTTATTCCTCCAGATGTAGTTTCTGTAGGAGCGCCGCGGCCAAGTGTAATGATTGAAGCACTGTTTGCACTTCTTAAATGAACTGATGACAATCCAGATGCTGTTCTGATTTCTAAGTTTGCATCAGGATTAGCAGCACCAAACGCTGCTTTTTCTTGCAGCACAGTGAACATTGTGCCGCCAGTACCAACATTTAATTCACTCTTTGCAGTGATAATACCAGCAGTTGGAAGATTAAGTGTATTTGCTGTAATTTCCGTGGCAGTGATGGTTCCGACTGTAATATCGGGAGTGTCAACCAGACTTCTGGCAGATGTTGCAATACCAACAACACCACCTGTTAGAGTTCCTGAGAAGTTTCCACTGAATGTGGTTGCTGTAATAACACCAAGAGTTGCAGTGATGTTACTACCAACTTTGAGGTCGGTGAATGTGGAAACACCTGTGGAGTTTATATTTCCTGTTACAGATCCAGTATACTTATCTCCAACAAACTGGGTAGCAGTGACAACACCAGTCGCTTTGATATGCCCTAAAGAACTGATACCAACACCACCAGGTGTTGTACCAGCAAGTAAAGGATTGCCACCAACCTGAAGGTTCATTCTAGGATCGTTGGTAGATACACCAACAAATCCCTTATTGTAGATACTTGTAAATCCTAAACCAACATCAATATCTGTCCACTGTGACGTTGGAATGTTTGATAATTTGGAACCATCACCATAATAAGTAACAACACCAGATACAGCAGTGGCGATACCTGCCGCATTTACATTCAGATTTCCTACAGAACCCGAGGTAATTGTGGTAACACCAGTTACTTCTAGGTTCTTGATGATGCCACTAGAGGCGGTGACAAGACCAACAACTTTTGCGTTCCCTCTAACATCCAAAGACTCAGTTGGTACGGTCGTGCCGATACCAACCAAGCCATTAGCGTTTACAACTAAGTTATCATCATCAACTTGAACACCATTACGAAAATTAAACGATTTTCTATAATTCGCCATCTCTGGATGCTTTTCTAGTTATTTATGGTGCTCATCAACTTTCGCATTAAGTTGTTTGATTGCCTCAATGAGCAGAGGCACAAGTTTTTCATAACGAACTGCCATGTATCCATCCTCTCTAGTTGTATAGAGACCTGGTAAATCAAGACCTGCGACTTCCTGAGCGATGACACCAATGTCAAGTCCTTCTTTATCGGACTTATCATTCCATTCAAACGTATTACCACTAAGACTTAAGACCTTAGCGATAGCATCTTCAATAGGTTCAACATTATCCTTCAGTCTTTGGTCGGAAGAGGAGAAGGCGATGACATCACCTGTGAATGTGCCAGATCCAGATACAGTCAGATTACTTCCAAACGCACCGGTTCCGGAAACATCAAGATTGTCATTGACATCAAGTGTTCCTCCAGCAGATTCAAGGACAAGATTGCCGGATGTTGTATTGATGGTGTTATCATTTGTGATAGCAACTGTAATGTTGCCAAATGTACCACCGGAGAAAGTAGAAACTCCTGTAGAGTTCAAGTTGCCTGTGAAAGTGGCATTTCCATCAACTGTTAAATTACTTGCAACATCAATGCTGCCACCAACAGAGAGGTTCTTATCAATACCAACACCACCGTCAAATTGAACGGCACCCGTGTTAGTATTTCCAAGTGTGTTGTCAGTTGTGTCGGTTACTTTAAGTGTACCGCCAACGTTGAGGTTCTTATCAATACCAACACCACCATCTACAGTTAGAGCGCCAGTTCCAACATCATTGGATTGTGTGGTGTTAGTGAGATTGAAGGTTCCTGTGACTTTCATCGATGCATCGATGTTCATGTCATCATTAAACTTCGTCTCACCATTGAAGGTAACAGGACCATCAAATTGTGAGAGAACCTGACCAGAGTTACCACCCTCTACGATCAATCTTTCTTTAACAATAACTTCATCAAAGATTACACTGTTGACGCTAGAATCTTCACCTGTTACAGTTGGAATAGGAATATCAAAGGTCTTCTCTTTACCGGTAGCAGAGTTAATCTTCTTATTACCAATGTAGAAGTCACCATCGTTGTTCATACCAGTGTAAACAACAATACCACAATTCTTCTCTTGTGCTTGTGCTAGAGTCTCCTCTTCTTCGTTTAGAGATCTGATCTGAACTTGAGGAAGTGCGGTAGAATAGTTACCTGGACCATAACCAAGATATTCAAATGTATGACCTGATGCTCTCAGATATGTTGGTCTGTGGAACTCAATCGCTTTGAGTTCAATCTTCTTAATAAGTGCTCCACCAGAATGATTCTCTTTGACTGTACCCATGGCACCACGAATAACAGTCATCTCATTACCACCGGAACCACTTAAGACATTACTGGTGACTCGCATGATCTCATTATCTACTTGAATATAGGATCCAAGTTCAAATCTAGCAGCAGTGGCAACACCAACATTTGTCGTCTTGACATGAATTGTAGTCTCATTAGTGATATTAGACTGAAGAATAGCAGTCTCATTGCCGAAGAACGACAGACCTCTAGAACCAAGATTCTCACCATCTTTATCAGATGTCAAGTCGTTAGCAGAAATTCCGTGCTTCAGCAGGAACTTAGGTCCGTGGATTGTAACACCGACACCAACATTTGCTGTGACCGTTGTTGTGGTGACACCAGTTACATCATAGTGACCCAGATTGGCATCATTACTGTTCTTAATTGTCACTCTGTTACCAACCACGAATCCATGTGGTTCAGTTGTTGTAAAAGTGGTTATACCGGATGTAATTGTCGTGGTAGCAGTAGAAACTGTAATCTCAGGAGCAATATTGATAAGATATTGACCTTGAATTGGTCTTGCGTCGGTATTGCTGATCGCAATAGCAACCTGGTTCTTAGCAGGAACACCAGTAATTCTGAAGTGTCCGCTGGTGTGGGTGCCAATACCAGTCAGTTGAATTGTATTACCAATGACAGTGGAGATTCCGGAGGTAGTAATAGTAACACCAGCACCAGTTCCACCACCGACTCTAGAGGTATCAAAGTCTAACTCTTCATTGTTTGTGTATCCAGAACCACCAGAGGTGATGTCAACATTAGATACTTTACCACCAGCGACAACAACTCTTGCTGTAGCACCATCCCATGTGGATGTGCCATTGTTAAAGAGTTTGACGTTATGATAGGTGCCATTAGTATATCCAGAACCACCAGTCATTGCACTGAAGGTTACAATGCCGTTGAAGTTATGATTCTCGTGGAATGTAAGTGTAGCAACACCAACCGTGTTTGTTGTGAAAGATGTGGTGACACCAGAGATAGTGAGACCAATGCCAAGTGTAGGCAGAAGTTTGTCAATACTTTCTCTAGTAAGACTCTTCTTGAGATCACTGGTTGTAACATCACCCACAGGTGATCTCATAGCAAAAGATACAGCAGACTCTGGATTATCATTTTCATTATCTCTATCTTGCTGTGGATAGAGATCATCAACCTTCTGACTGTAATAGTGAGAAGTATATTCTGTAGGAATAGCGTTATTGGCGTTCAGAACATAGAGGTGGTAGATACCATCACTTACATTCTCAACATATGGTGTGATAACTTCATTTCTATAGATGTAGAAGTTGCCCTTCCAATCAGTTCTCTCAAATCTAGGCAGAGCAATTGTTCTAGTGCTTGTGTTGTTAGTGAAGCTTCCACCATTATGAGTGATACCATCAACGTCAGTTGTTGAGTGGATGAAAGTTTTGTCGTCGGGGATAGAAGTGACGGTAAAGACTCCGTTGTATCCCTTATTCAGTGTGCCAGCAGTGTTTCCTGTGCTGGTAACATTCTTGATCGTAATCTTTTCACCTACTTTGATGTTGTGAGGAATTTCGGAAATAATAGTTAC